CCAAGATCATCCAATTCATCAAGCGTGCGATTACTGGTAGCAATCGTAGGCTTACAGGCACTATACCTGCTCTCGATCAGCACGTACAGTTTTTCAGACGCCCAATCAGTTGCTCGTTCCTTCCCCAAGTCATCGAGGACGACCACGGATGCCTTGTCTAGGCAGTATTCGAATAATTGCGATGCCTCTCCCTCAGAGTATTTCATCTGAGAACGCAACCGCTCAAGGAAGAGTGGCACGTTAAGGAAGCGCATCTTCTGGAGTGGTGCGTTACTGGGGTCGTAGTAGATATTCTTATCCACCTCAAGCGTACGCTCGTGTAGCCAGTGTTCTGCCTTGCCACGCAGTGCTGCGACTGCTAGGTGTGTCTTTCCCGTGCCAGGCATACCGAGGAGCATGAAGCCCTGATCGGTTAGCGGTCGGGTTATCCACTCTTGTGCAGCATCAAAGCCCTTCTCAGTGCCTGCACGGACTATCCAGTTAGAAAGGGATGAGGCAGCGTGACGCTGCGGAATCCCTACTTTTTTTAAAAAATTTTCACTTAGTTCCGCCTGCGGCGGATTCGTCTCGGCAATCATGCCTCGCCTCCATTCTCAAATGTCCGTCCGCGACGGACATTTGTGTGCATGTGTTTGTTATTCGACGAAAGTGTCCCGGCTTTCGGATCGAGTGGTGGTTGGCACCGCATTGCCACGACCACGATTCTGACCAAGTTTGGTGATGTACGCAATGTAGTCACCCTTCACATCACGTAGTGCAGCCTCGCATACCGCAGACATGAGCGCTGGAATGCCCCCCGGGAATGCCTTGATGAGTCGTGCCACGCGACCATAATCTGTCTTGTCTGGAATGATGCCGAACTGCGCCGCGATAAATTCGGTCATGCGCCCCTGCGTGTTTGGGCCCTGTACCACGTACTCGAGCCACTCTTTCATTGTCCTGACTGGTACAGGAGAATCCTCGATATGGTTGAGTTCCAGCCGATCGTATCGACCCCGCGCAGCCGCTGCCTTCTTCATGCGCTCATCGCGCGCGGCATCCTGTGGGGTCTCCTGCCACTCGTCCCAATCGTGAACAACGAGGCCATCAAGCAGTCCAACCCGTCGGAATACGGCAAGCCACTTAGCGTTCTGCGTTCCAATGACCGCTTCAATGTGTTGATCGGATTCAAACACGCCATGGGTCTCAGATGCCGCGCAAAGCAAGACGACCCACGCCCATCGCGCGTTGTTATCAGGCAGTCGCCACAACTTCTTATGCTTTGGAAGATCGCTGTAGCAGCGCCACCAGACACGCGCAACGGTTTCCTTCGCGATCAGATCCTCGGGGAAGAATGGAACATTTTCGTACTCATTCATTAGCGGTCACTCCTCCGTTCAGGCAAACTTCACAGCCGCAGACAGCATAGTTGCGGCACTTCTCGCATCTCCATACTCCCATAACCATCATGGTTTCGCTAGACTCGTCGCCGCAATCTGAGCAGGGTGCGTACCCTTCTTCTTCAGGATTCACTTGGAAAGCCTCCTCCTACCTTTGACATAAAAGCAATGAGCGCCAGTGGATTGCGAAGATTAAAGAGCGCAATGGCTGGCGTCAACCCCTCGGCAACAATTCGAAAGAATCCGTCTCTATCCGTCACGCACGCAACATACTTACCTTCGTGGTGCTCAACTGAAAGTTGCATATACACCGGAAGGTACATTTTCAAGATTGACACAACACATGAAACGCAATCGCGCTCAAGTATTGGCTGGGTCGAGCCAGCAGCGTGTGAACATTCTGGTGGCTTAATGTCGTAGAACTCAGTCAACAACACTGCCATAATGCTATCTCAGCCTTGGTAGGTCTTGCAAAGTTTTCTGTGCGTTTTCTGCAAGAGTCGGTACAAGCATCTTCAATTCGCGTCGGCTATCTGGAAGTTTCTGTGGATGACTCTCCCACTTATCGCACATCGCTCGGAACTCGCACTTCTCATGAATGAAGGCTGTTGGGTTTGGGTAGACCGCGCCCTTCTCTCGGGCATCAAGGAATGAGCGGACCTGGATGTACAGGCGGTCAATCTGATCCTGGTTGCGCCGAGTAATGCGTCGATCAACGTTTGGACCTTTGGCAGACTTGCTGATGATGTTAAACGTGATCTCGGGGTCATGCCCAAAGTTTTCACGGATTGCCATAGCGTATGCCGTCGCCTGGATGTCTCCATGCTCCCTGCCAAGTTCCCATTTCCTATCAGCAGTCTTGTGCTCAACAACATCCCTGTTGGTTGTCATCATGTCGAGCGTCGCCTTCAACTGAATCGGCAACGTGCCCAATTTGCTATGGCGAATGTCCGACATCAGCGTTGCCTCAATGCCATTTTCGGTGTGCGGCAACCAGTTGTCTCCAGCGGAGATTGCGGCACTGAGCATCTCATACCCAACCGCGCTATCAATCAGCGGGTCGTGCTTGTCCTCTTTAATCCAGTCAACTTTTTCTGCCTCTTGCTGATATGTCTCGCCGTAAGCGCGGAAGGCAAACTCAGGCTTCTGCTTTTTGGTCGCGTAGTACATTGCGAGACCCGCGTGTACGGCCGTACCAAGAGCAAAAAATGGAGTCGTTCGCTCCGTCCAGAGGCCCATCTTGTACTTGTACCACCAACGAAGCGGACACGAAAGGTATTCACGCAACTCGCTTACGCTGATGTATGTGGGATTCCTCTCCACATACCCGTGTCCGCCAATGTCTGGGAAGTCGCTCATGCAACCTTCCCGACGATTGCTTCACGTCGTGCCTTGTATACGTCGGCAAGATACTTGCGCGAATCAACGCTCAAATTTGTCTTGCTGATATCGAGACCAATTTGCTGAAGTGACTCAAGCGTATTGCACTCAACAATCACAGACGACCACTCATCGCAGGCGACTTGCTCGTCTGCCATTGGCGCAGGTGCCGACTTCTTTGTCTTCGTTTCCTTGATTACGCCATCTGAATCCGTAGCGCGAGGTGAATCTTCTCGCTTCGCCTTGATCTCGTCGTCAGATGCAATGCGCTTCGATGGCAGGCCGGCCATTACAAGCGCGCGACCAACGGCCGATGTCTCGCAGTTCTCAATCTCAGAGCCACGCGTATACGGCGTTGCGCCTGGGATCTGCATCGCGCTGTGACCAATGCCTGCTGGGCGGTCATCAATAAAACCAAGTTCGTCATTTGGCCCACTGTCACCCTTTGCTCCACGGTATGCGCGAGCCTCAATAACTACGCGCTTTTCATTGTGCTCAACGATGCGCGTCTCGATGCGACCGTTGGGGTATGCGTCATACCAACCACGGATGCGCTCTGCAACATCGACGTAATCCTTAAGTGCGCTCTTATCAAACGGCATTTACTTTACCTCCCCTTCCTCAATATCAATGAACAATTCGGACTCGGGTTTGCCCAAGTACGTGCTCAATTTCTTCTTCAACGATTCAGTCATTGGGCTCTGCCCATACTGAACCTGATTAAGGTACCCATAAGAGATACCCAGGTGCTGCGCAACCCATCGTCGCTTCACTCCAGATGCTTGGATGATGTCCCAAACTTTCTGGGTAGACTTCCGCTGCAGGCTTCGCTGCCCTGCGTTGTGTGGTCCGCTTTGCTTACTCATACGCAACCTCCCCAGTATCGACAAATCCGCTTCGAGCCCAATCCATATAGGCGGCGAATGCTCCGTATACGCACCACTTGCGCAATTCTGGATCAAGAGAATAGGCTGGGTTCTCCTCCATACACTTTTGGACGGCGGAGTCTACCATCTCTCTGCCGGCTTGGATCTGCCCCTCGTCGTAAATGCCTTTCGGCCTTTCCAAGTCAAACAAAAATGCTTGCATGTAACCTGCGCCAAGAAGTTCCATCTCTTGCTCCGTACGGATTTGCTGGACTCTTGCCAGCAAATCTTCAATCTCTTCAGGCATTTCAGCCAACCTTCTTTCCCGCCCTATCAAGAACTTGATAGACGCGCTGCCTAGATACGCCAAGTTCAGCCGCAATCTCAGTCATCTTCATACCCGATGCACGCTTGGCAAGAATTGCCTCTGCGCGAACAAGGTTTCCCTGCTGCCTAGATGATTTCTTTTGGACAAGAGAACAATCCCAGCACCGGATAGTCTTCAGGGTAGACTTCTTTCCTCCGCAATCAGCACAGTTCATGGTTGTGTCCCTCATAGGCAATAAGTATGAGCCACTACGAACGTATCGTCAAGCCCGATCCTGCTTCTCTGTGGCAATCATGTTGCTATTGCGGAGTTCCGCACAGGATATATGCAGTTGGACTGCTCCTATCGTGAGCAGGGGTCCAAGGTTTTGTATGGCTGCCTGCTTATCCTGAAGCCGAACTCGGTTAGGGCAATGTGCCCACTGACAAATTGCATTAACTCGTGCTATTTGATCCTGAAACCGCACCATTTACATTCTCCTTATGATCTAAATACTCATTAAGCAGCAGTCTCCACTTTTTGGAGGACTCAGTTTTCATCCTGTGATGCCAGCCGCAAAGCAACACGCAGTTGCCCATAGTGCTTGGTCCGCGCTTGCCGAATCCACCTGAGTTTACATGATCTACCTCAAGAATGATATGAGATCCAGATCCAAACTGGCTTCCACATGCCTCCGGCATCCCTATGCCCACACCAACGCAGCCCTTATCCCGGCTTTGTAGGGCTTGGCGAAGTTCGTTGGTAACGGGGTCTTTATGCCCCACTAGGACTCATCTTCTTCAATGCGGTTTTGTTCATTAAGCCGTGCGGTCACCTCAAATTGGCGAGCAAGTTTGGCAAGTTTTAAGGAAGCGCCCTGAAGGGAGATTGTGTCTTTTGATTCTTTTGCGGCCATGCTTGCAAGGGCGTAATACATACTTAGTTGGTGCAACTCAGAAGAGGTTTGGCGAAGTATTGCCGCAACCCCCAATGGCGCTGGCGCAGCAGGAGCGGATGCCACCTCCAGTTCCTTTTTCCGTGAAAATAGTTTACTTAGCAGCACGTTTCTTTGCCTTGGGCTTTTTCTCAGTTATTTTTGCCTTTGGCTCTTTGCCATCCTTCATGACACGACAAGGGATACAAAAGCACGGCTGCTGGTGATACATTTTTTCAGCCATTCTGCTTGTCCCACTCAACAACATTGCCGTTGTTGTCTATTGGCAAAAGGTCTTCAGTGAATACCCCCGCCGCAATTGCCTCTGCAAAGCCTGCGCGCTGCTTATCGTTAATTGGAAACGGTCGCCGCCAAGTGAGGACTCCGTTAATCTCTTTGATTGCCCCAATGCGAATCATCCCAAGGAAAATGCTTTGGATGTGCTCTTTCGGGAAGGTATTGAGGTAGGAGGTGACAAGCGGGTCAACTACGTATTGTTTTGCAGGATACATAATTCAGTCCTTTTGGCTCTCTAGGATCTTGCCCGACCAGGACCTTCCTGCGTCGCCGCCCCAGAGTGCCCATGCAATCCTACCAGCAGAAGGATAACCGCTCTCTCCGGGCCCCCAACCCTCACCCTGCTTATCGACTTCATGCCGAGCAAAGTATGCATGCATTTTCACAATTCTTCCCATAGTCATTCGATTGCCAATAAGCATTCGTGCTGTTCGTTGACCGGGCCCAATGCCACCGCGACCAAACTTCTTTCGCCAAATCAAGCCACGCGCTGCTTCTGCTCTTACCTTTGCCGGAACACTAAGGGATGCAGATTTCTCAATCTCTTTTTCCGTATCGTCCGGGACCTCGGCTGGGGTCATTGTCTTCACGCCCAGTTTCCGGTATTCGGCTAAGACTGCCTCATCATTTTCAATTGCAAGCGCAACGTGGTCGCTAGAGATAAGGCCTTTCATAATGCGCTTCTTGTAGGATGGCTGCGATTCATCTGTGTCGCGCATGATTAGTTTGTCGTAGGGAACATCAAAGTTCCCAAGCATTTTGATGGTTTCCTCGCGCTTGCTTTCGGCTCGCGCGGTTAGGATGTAGATGCGAAAGTCACTGCTCTGATCGAGCAAGAAATCAATCGTTTTTTCGATTGGTCCCTCACGCGACAAAAGCGTCCCGTCTATGTCTACCGTAATGATCGGATTGTCAGAAGACTTTTCTGATGGCTGTTGGTTCGGTCCCATCTGAGGATTTTCTGGACGCATGGTTTCCGGGTCAGTCGCATCTTCTGGCGACTGCTCTCCATCTCCGCCGCCAGGCGTGGTGTCTGGGCCGCTCCCATCAGGCCCTTCGCCATCTGGTCCCTCGTCCTTACCTTCGCCAAGCACATCGTGCTCCAAATACTCAAGGTAGAGAGACATTGGCATGTAGCCCTTTGGCGACATTACCCAAATCTCGTTGCCGTATTCGCCAACACCGTCTTGACCGCGCTCCTTCAGCGCGTCGTTCAGGCGCAGCCACGGAAGACCGCCGAGTGCTGCCTTGTAGTACTCGGACATCGCAGACTGGCTACTTCGACCGAGTTCCGTGTAAGAGAATCGCAACGTGTCATCAAAACGCCACACAATCTCCCTAGTCAAGTACTCAGCAATAAGGTCAAGAAGCGGGGCAATGCCGTTGTCTGCAGTGAATGCTGCCCCAACCTCCGCAGTGCTCTTGTTGATATCAAAGGAAATGCCGATGTCTTGTGGCTGAACTCCAAACACCGCACAAATTTTCCGCGCCAGATAGATCTGCCATTCCATAAATTGCATGTCGCGGTTCGAGGCGCCAAGCGGCGTCCACTTAACACCCTTGCCGCCACCGACAATGGCAACCATGCTCTTGCCACCAATCTCCGCTTCCCAATACGTCTTGAACTGGTCTACCTGATCAGGGCGGATGCCTTCTCCAAGATCAATGATGCCCGGAGGCGCTGCCTGCATAACCGACTTTGAATTGTACGAAGCAGCAGCAAGATCCGCCTCAATTGTCTCTGCAAGCACTTCAAGCGGCGAGAGGCCCAGGGGAGAATACGTAACCGGGTTGTGAATCAGAACAATCATTTCGTCATTGCAGTACTCGGCAACAATTTTTCCAGCCTGGTCTAGTTCAAAGTACCGAGGCTTCTTCTGATCCGATCCGTCCCAGTCCTTGTCGAAGGCAATCCAACCAGCATCTTTAGGCCAAAGGTTTGCAATTTTCTTTGTCCCTGTGCCGGCGCGCGCACCGCGCGTCAACTCAACCTCAATAACGCCTTGGTCCAAAACAAGCAGGTCTTCAACAATTGGCTCAATAAATGAGCGGAAAGAATCGCCACGCGTATTTGGTCGACGGAATAGTTTTCTTAGTTCAGCAACAATTTTTGCATTTGGAACTGAATCTCCGTCGAGATCAACAATGTCCCATTTTGCACGGCTTACTTGTGAGCGGCGAAGATTGATTGCCGCGCGAAGCCACGGGTTAGTTCGCGACCAACGGCGCAACTGTTGAACACTGCGCTTCATTACGCCGCCCTGCCCCGCCGCCGCGCGAGCGTATGGAGCGGTATCCCAGTCAGGAATAATTGCTGGCTCAGCCTTTGGCGTAGTTACAACTTGGCCGCTTCTTCCCAAGATGCGGTCAAGGATGCTTGGTTGCTGATCAGCCATTATCTTGTTCCCCTTCGGTGTTGCCGCAATGCGGTCTGCCAAACGCCATTCAGCATGTCTGAATTAATCATGTCTCTAGTTTCGGCAAGGGTGCTCATTACAACCGGCTTGCCATCTTCGTATGTTACTGGACGCATGCAAGCGTACCTTGCCCACCATTTTGGCACAACGAAGAGCCCATCTGTGAATTTGCACTCCATGGTTCCTTCAATGTCGAAACCCACTGTTACTCCTCGTCTTCTAGGTCCTCGTGTAATTTGGGCTCTTCCCAATGCTCCGGGGCAAGTTCGGCGCCAGCGCTGTCCTCCCCCAGCATTTCCTCTACCTCAATGCTGTACTTCTGCCTTTGCGGCACACTCATCTTAGCCTTGTGGAGGTCAACGTAGCAAGTTTCGCAAACCATATAGCGCCTCTGCCCCTTTGCCCTAGGGACCATCGGCTCTGGGACAAGCGCATTCTCCAGATGGTTAGGTCCGGTCAAAATAGTGCAACTAGCGCACTTTGGATGTGCTGCCTTGTTTGCTATATATTCTTTAAATACTGGTTGCGCCTGCTTTTGAAGTCGGCGAAGCAAAAGGGTTAGTTCTTTCAGTTTTGCTTCGGTTTCATTAATTTGGTCGCAAAGTGGGCATATGGACATGGTGTAATATTAGCACATTGAAGATATTACGGGATGTTTAGTGTGTTTCACGTGAAACGAAGCAAATAAAGGTTTGCATATGTTTCACCCCTTGTAATATGCTTTTACAAAGATGTATGATCTTCAGGCAGACGGTTCTGCACTTGTGCAAATGTTAGATGATATAGAGATAGAAACGGCCCTTTGAGCCGTCACTCCAGCCCAAGGGGGAACCATGGACTTTAAACTCTTTACTGGAACACTTAAGGCTTATGAGACGGCAAGCGGAGATCGATACGTTTCCGGCACGACCTCTTCTACCATCCGCGACCTGCACGGCGACGAAATGTCAATGAACGCGCTAAAGAGCATGTGCGACACCGCCAAGCAGAACATGACTGTGTTCCTTAACCATAATTACAATGTGCCAGAGGATCTATTCGGCTCTGCCACAGATGCCCGCATTGTCAAGCGCCGCGACGTTGAGACCGGCGAAGAGGTCTACGACCTCGATATTGACGTGAAGGTATGCCCAGAAGACGAGAACCCACAGGCAATGCAGGCGTACCGTGCAATTAAGCGCGGCGTCAAATTGGGTCTTTCGATTGGCGCCCGGGTTGAGACTGCAGACAAGAAGCGCGACGACAAGTCGGGGCTTGACACCTACGTGATCGACAAGGTTCGCCTCCTCGAGGCAAGCGTTGTTGGCATTCCTGCAAATCAGCGCTCCTATCTTCATAACGCGGTAAAGAGCCTTCGTGGCAACGCGACAGACGGCGAGCCAGAGCACACCGTAATCCGAGACCTTACCGATGCTACAAAGGCAGTAGAGATTGAGGGGCAGCAGGCTGCCGAAAGGGCGCCACTTGTTGGTGCCCTATATGTCCTGCTTTCCGAAGCAACATCGTTCTATCACAAAGCGCATGGCGCCCACTGGAACGTTGTTGGGGAAAATTTTTCCGCGTATCACAAACTGTTTAAGAAGATTTATGAGGACGCACACGAGTCCCTAGATCCGATTGCAGAGAATCTTCGCAAGTTGAATTCACCGGCACCTGCCGAGTTGAAAGATCTTGCAGAGATGGCCAACGAGACCTCGCGCTCGGAAGGCTATGATGCGGAAGCCCTGGCGGCAGATCTTTATGCTGCTAACGAAAAGTTGATTGAGAACATTATGGTTGCCTTTAAGGCCGCCAT